CTGGGGTGAGTTTGTTGAAGTCCTCAGATCAAAACCATCGATCTGCCTCAGCAATACTCCTACGTCATCCTCTGAGAGGTCGTACCGTCTCATGAGTGATTCGAGTGGGATGACTCGACTTACATCGGGGATGAGTTGCGATGTGTAATAGTGGACCCCAGCCGTTAGGGCGGCAGGGGGTGAGCGTGCCCAACCAACAACCAACTTCTTCCGGAGAGCTTCAGTGATACAGTGATCACCAGCGTGGCAAAACCCAGACATGATCTGAGAGTCTCTCTCGACAAAGGAAGCATCGCGCCCAAGTGGGGCGCGCCCCCCAAGTGCACACCTGGCGAGAGCCAAGAGGGTGGGCACCAATGAGAACGGGATGTCACCATCACAAGCCCCAAAGGACCTGAAGATAACACCCAAATTCAAGAATGGGAGGTAGTTGTGCGTTGTGAAGCTGTGTTTCAGGAATTGCATCTTCTCTGGGCAAGAGGCCCATTTGATGGTAACAATGTATCCTGAGTCAGCAGCTGACTCAACAATTAAGTTTTCTAGTTCTCCTGGCTCGGGAAGTCGCCCCAACTTTAAGAGGCGCTCCTTGATTGAGCAAGCAATGAGTAGGTTGCCAATGTTGTTGATAACAACAGTAGCAGTGCTACCACTATACAGGATAGGAATGTTGGGAATGAAAGTTTGCATCCACCTATAAAAGGGGTTGCTAATAGTGATCTTGGCTCTGCATTGCATGATGACGGCGTGGATGATAGGCATCCAAGCACTCCCCTCATACAAAACGTACAGCATATCAAATATACCCTCACCAGCACTCCCGTCTGCTGAAGATATGTCCATGTCCAGGACCCTGAGACCGCCTGAGGTCATAACCCCAAGACAAGAATCATCACCCTTGAACATAAAGTGGAAGTCCCTTGTCTCCCATACCTGGCGTGCAGCATCGGACATACTCATAAGGCTACCATCGCCAACGTATGTCCAAAAACTCCCTACACGCTTTGACGCGCTCTTAAACGCAGATAGAAGTGCTTGACAGCAAGCACCACCCTGGATGGCAGCTGGAGTACCCATGTCAACGACGTTCCTGGGCATCTTACCATACTTGGCATACTCTATCTTAAACTTGCACGTCACCTCGACACATGGTTCCATGAAGAGGTGGGCCACTTTGGAGAAGCCTACCATCCATATGTCTGCCAAGATTAGTTTGCTGTTACGCACGGCGGATAGAACACGCTCGTACAACTTAAACTTGGGCCTTGATTCATCAAGGGCGTATGCTATGGTATCTTCGAGATTACCAGCGGATTGGCTATTCAATAGCTCAAACCGAATAGCTTGCAGCTCATCATTAAAGATGAGGTTGCGGTCAACACACTTGCTCTGGCTTTGGAACAACGCCTGATGCTTAGTGTAGCTACTTGACCTGGCCGCACAAAGGCGGTAAAAGAAAGCGTCTCCGACATTCTTGGGGGTGAAACCGTAAAGTGTTCTAGTGGAATAGAAGCACCGCCAAATCGTCTTATATACATATCTGTGGTGAAAGTGCTTACGTTTATCAACGTCAAAAGACACCTCCACCTTGTTCACACACTTAAGACAAGTGTGTGATAAACTAACCCTATTCGGCTTGATAGTCGAAACAACTATCTCCGTCAGGCACTTGGGGCACATTG